CTTGAACATAAGCAACATAATCACTATTGCTTGTTGTGTTTGCAATAGTTGTTGAATTCACTGATGACACTGTTCCAGCAGTGTTTTTAACAGTTTCAAGCGTATGAACATAATATGTTGTTAAGCTTGCTGCATACGATACATAGCAAGTTGTTCCACTTAAAGAACCACCGCTTGGACATCCATATGTTGTTGGACCAGGGGCATGGTTTGGTCCAATACATCCAACCCATTCATGACCATTTAATTGACAGCAGATCCCGTGATAAAAATAACCACCTGGGCAGTAGTAGTATACGCTTCCATAAGCAGATGCTCCATATGTGTAGCTACATGTGGAGCCGCTTAATGTCCCGCCCGTTGGGCAGGTATAAGGAGTTCCAGTTGTAGACACCTTTTTGCTGTGAGCTCCCCACCAGTTGTTAGCATCAGTAACCCAAAAAGAAACACCAACTCCAGCATGGGTGTTATCAGTTGTTGATTTTACTGAAGCATTTTCACCTTTTGTATCAACAACAGCTACAGCATAACTTCCAGGTGTGCTTACGGCATAAGCTTTATTGCTAGTAATACCCCATGTTCCACTAGTTGCTTCCCAAGGTGTTGATGTTGATGTTGGTAGTGCAGTTGTACTATTCGTAGCTGTGAAACTATCAGTAAATCTTGCTAATCTTGCGAGAAGCTGTCTTGGGCTTAATGGTCCAAGTACCGATGATGCTTTAAATATTAGTCCCATGAATCCTCCAATTAGTAGTTCAAGCTTGAGCTACCAAAGACTGTCCATGCACTTCCTGTTCTTAGCAACACGAAGCTAAAGATGTCAATCTTGTTTGCCGTACCAGACGGAGCTGATCCACCTGACCATTTAATTGTCTGACCAGAACCGCCAATTTGCAATACGCTAGGGATATAAGCCGTAGCTCCTTGTGTAACGATTACAGTTACAGACAACGCCCTGTCATTTGTTGTTGGAGCGTTTGTAATATTTAATGTAAAGTTTGCTGCAGGTGAGCTTACATAACTAATGTTTGTTGCTGTCCAGTCCAGTGTAAGCACATTAGTGCTAATCGTTCCAGATGTTGCAATTTCAGCCATCTCTGCAGCAATTAAAGCCCCAGATACTGTCAGACCGCCAGTCAGTGTCGTATTACCAGTTACAGCCAAATCTGTTGAAAGTGTTGTATTTCCACTAACAGTTAAGTTCGTTGTAACAGTAGCGTTACCAGCGACATTTAACAATCCGCCAATATACGCATTATTTGCAGTAGCAATACCACCAGTCACAACGAGAGCACCAGTGGTGGTGTTTGAGGCAGCAGTCGTGTTGGATAGAGTTACAATTCCAGCAATATTTGCAAGACCACTTGCCTCAATATTAGCAAGAACCAGCGATGCATTTGCTGCTGCGGCAAAGTTTGCAGTCGTTGTTGGAGCGGATGTAAGATTAGTAAATAACTTAAACTTACCGCTATCACTTGCATCTCTCAAAAGACCTGCATACTTAACAGCTCCGTCATTAAATTTACCAGCAAACCCAAGATCAAAAGTGTCACCCGTGTTTGTGTTACCCATGAACACAATTGGGTCTGATACAGTAAGGTTATTTGATTCAAATGCACCACCACCTACTGTGATAGTTCCCTGAATACTTGTATTACCTTGAGGTTTCCATGACCAGCACTGTTAGCTGGGGCTTCTACGAATAGATATCCGTCATGAGGACCAGTAACGGTAAAGCCTGGGTCTGAGAAGTTTGATGATGTAATACCCATGTCAATCCAGCCAGTATCGTCATCACCTTGATCTGCATACGCAATGAAGTCTGTTGAGCTATTTGCGTTTGTACCTAAGTTTCTAAACGCAATCTGCGAGTAATCCACTGTGTTTGATTGAACAACGATAGTTGGGTTTGTAAGAGTTGTTGCAAATGTTCCAGCATTTGCTCCAACAAAAGTGTTACCAGAAACTGCTAGGCTTGCAATAGACGGGGAGTTTGTCCAAGATGCATTTGATCCATCAGTTGTAAGCAACTTGCCCATATTTCCAGTTTGAGCTGGGATTGGATCTGCGCCGTTAACAATTGTTTCCCATCTGCCTGCTGTTTCATCAGCAAATCCAGGTGAGTTTGATGTAAAATCTGATGTTGCAATTGAGTAGTCAATACCATTGTAAACAACATCATCTTTCAAATAAGCTGTATTTGCCGCCCATGAACCACGATTTCTAAGACCACGAACAAACGATTCCCACTTACTTGCTGCAAGATCGGTTGCAAATGTACCTGATGTGTGAGCTACTAAACAAATATATGTTGAGCCTCCTCTAACCACGATGTCATCTACGACATATGCGGTAGTTGTTGCCCAGTTACCCTTGTAATCTTGTCCTTCTGACATTACACGCCAATAAGTGGTGTTTGTTGGGAGGTTGCCACTAGCATTTGTCGTATTAATGTATACATATGATTTTCCACCATACGATACAACATCATTAATTTCATATGTGGTAGCACCACTATATACACCCTGATGGTAGAACCTTAGTCTACCAAGATCTATTGCAGTCATTTATGCAACCTCCGCTATTAAATTCTTTTCATTACCAGTATACCAAGAAAATGTTAATGCAGCTTGGCTGGTTAACCAGTTCTTATAGATATCATGATTTGATGGATCAAAATATTCATTATCTGGACTAAATGTGTCACCAAGCCTGTGGGCTGGGATTGACACAACATTTACCGTTGTAGTATCGTATTCGTTTGTAACAATTGATGGCTCAAGAACTTCTTGAATAATCAATTTAGCATTTGCTGGATAGTACTGAAAACCATAAAACTTGTCACCGATCTTAAACTCTTCTTTTGTAGGATCCCATGTGACTACGGCAGATGCTCCAGAACCACCAGTTCCAGAGCCGCTATTTACAAGATTAGGCATACTCTACCCCGCTAATATTAAATGTTATTGTGCTATTACTTGAAGCTACATAAACATTGCTATTTGCTGGTACGACAATTGATGTATTATAATACAACACATCACTCTTAATAATATTTGCATTACTAATGATTTTATTATTATTTCCAGGAGCAGCTCCTGCTATAAGAATATGAATGTCTGCCGTAGCATTGGCTGTATCGCTGGTATTGCAAATATTTATTGATTTAATAATTGTATAATTTCCGACTGTATTAGCAACGGTATAAACATTAGAACCCGTTGAATTACCCAAATACAAAGACTTTGGAACTAGATTTGCCATTTATGCCCCCATCCACATTAAAACTTCATTATCATATGTTGTAGTGTTCATATCCTGAATTGTTGCTGCATCAAGGATGTGGTCAACGAATGCACCAGATGCATGTGATCTTGCGGTTGTACCATCATAACCACGAGTTTGAATCGTAAATGTTGTTCCTGATCTGGATGAAATGAGCATTTTTTCCTCATCACTTGTACCCCTGTCAAGAACAACAGCAAATGGATTCGCACCAGATGGAAATCCTACAGCATCGGTTACAGAAAAAGAAGAATCACCACTTGAGATATTAGCGCTTAAGTTTGTTCTTAGAGCCGCTCCTGTAAATTCTCTTCTCAGCATCCTAAACCCCTTAGTCAATGCTGATATCAAGATCGCCTGTTGCGATTCTTAAAGTATCCCCAGCATCTGTTGTTTTGTTAGTTGTAAGTGTTCCATACAACAACATATTTCCACTTGTAAGAGCATCAAAAATACCAATTGCAACCGTTGTAGCAGCTGGCATACCAGTAAAGTCAACATTTGAATCATTTGATGTTGCACCACTTGATGCTGCGCTGAATGTAGCGACTTGACGAGCATAAGAACCACCAGTAACTTCTGTTCCACCACCAGCATCTGATGGGGCTACTGTGAATAGTGCGATATAAACATCAGCTGGCATTGAGTATGATGCTGTTCCAAGGAAGTGATCAATAAGTTTATTCTCAAGATAGTTTGTAAGATTGCCTGCCATTATTAATCCTCCTGA